CTGGAAAGTATCTGTGCATCTTTCTATCTAAAGGATTTTTGTATGGTATCCAAAATTCCTCTGATTGCCATTGACTTATATTCTCTGTAAGATCACAGTACTCCATAAATTTTCTCTCCCACAGGGAACGATAAATGATCTGAGTGGGATCGCCTTTGTACTTTTTAGTATGTTTTGGTTTAAATTTCCCCTTATAAGCCATATACATAGTATGGTAAGTCATAACCTTATTTAGATGTCAGAAACAAATACTGCTCAAGCTGGCCCAGTTGTAACGAATAGTAATAGTGGATTGCAGAGCTCAGACACAGATAAACATTTCCAAACTGTTGGTGAACTTGGTGCTAACGTAGAGAGAGTTAGGGATTATAATGAGGCTCAGAAATCTCTTTTAGCTGAAGCAGATGATATAATGTTCGACGCTTCCTTTAGGGACTATTTGGGAGCTCCTTCTTTATCAAGTTTCTTTAAAGTTAAACTAGATTTAGGTAATACTGGTACTGATGCAGGCGGCTTAGAAAATTGGTTGAGTAATTCTGGTATCTACTCAAGTGATGGACTTGGAATAGAAAGATTTTCTCTTTTAGCATCAGAAGCAATATTGCCTGGAACTAATATGGCAGTTATTACCGAACAAGGAAGTAGACAAGGTATTATAGAAAAGTTTGCAGCACAGAGAACATATAATGATATTGCTCTAACTTACTATGTCACAGGGGATTATAAAACTTTGAGGTTATTTCAAGAATGGATTAATTACATCAATCCATTATATACTGCGGCAGGAGCAGCCTTAGACGCAAAACCATTTGGATACCCTAAATCTGTAGATAAAAATCAGTTTCAGAGATTAAGATATCCAGATGAATACAAAAGATCACTTAGTATTACTAAGTTTGAAAGAAATATAGGTAATACTGGTTCTATTAAAACTTACAGAGGATCTCAAATACCAGAAGTAGATCCAGTACTTACACCAGAAGAATCATTTGTACCAGATGCTATAAGTTATAAGTTCATTAATGCGTTTCCTACATCAATACAGGATATTGCATTAACATATCAAGCTTCCACAGTATTACAAGTCACAGTTGAGTTTGCTTATGATAGATATGTTATAGTACAGAACGCAAGAAAAAGAGGATATGAAAAAGCAAGTGTACCATCTAAAGACGATAGTAAGGTTACTGTTTCTAATGAAGTAGACAAAAAATAGCCTCAAAAACCCTTCTAAATAATAACGAATAATTACATATTATGCCTTTACCTAAGATTACGACCTCTGAGTATGAGTTGGAATTGCCATCAAACGGTAAAACTGTTAAATACAGACCGTTTTTGGTGAGAGAAGAGAAGATACTTATACTCGCTTTAGAGAGTGCAAACCAAAAAGAGATCACTAATGCAGTAAAACAAGTCATCAAGGAGTGTGTCCTTACAAAAGGAATTAAGATTGAACAACTCCCTGCCTTTGATATTGAATACTTATTTTTAAATATCCGTGGCAAATCTGTTGGTGAATCTATAGATCTTCTTGTTACATGTGGTGATGATGGAGAAACAGAGGTAGGAGTTACTGTTCCTATTGCTGATATCCAAGTTGTTAAATCAGAAGAACACACAAAAGATATTGAGATTGGTGATGGTTGGACTGTAAAGATGAAGTATCCTTCTCTTAGTCAGTTCATTGAAACTAACTTTACAGAGAGTGCAGACACTGTGGAAAAATCATTCCAAGTTATCGCTAGTTGTATTGACATAGTTTATAATAAAGATGATATGTTTGCAGCAGCAGACTGTACTAAAAAAGAGTTAAAAGAATGGGTCGAATCATTGACTTCACAACAGTTTCAAAAGATTGAAAAATTCTTTGAAACAATGCCTAAATTAACACACACACTAAAGGTAGTTAATCCTAAGACTAGAAAAGAGAATACTGTAGTATTGGAGGGACTAACGGATTTTTTCGCCTAGGAATGTCTCATATAAATCTTGAGACATTCTTCAGAGTCAACTTCGCTCTCATGCAGTTCCATAAATATTCTCTAACTGAAATCGAAAACATGCCGCCTTGGGAGAGGGATGTTTACGTTGGATTACTTAGACTACATATTGAAGAAGAAAACCTAAAAGCAAAAGCTAGGGAAGCACAAATCAAGAATGGCTAAAGTAAGTGCATTACTAAAGGGATTAAAAGGACTACAAAAGTCCAAGAAGGTCATACAGGCTGGTAAACTTTTTGGCAAGGCCAAAGAGGCCGTAAAGACCAAAGGACTTGGTGGTGTTGCAAAAGGATTGAAGTCTAGGGTAAGAGGCAAAATGTCTCTCATGCCACAGATGTTGACCCCTCCAGCCAAACCTCAAGTAGCTGGTGGTGTTCAACAAATTGGAAGACTGGTAGAAAGAAAAGTTCAACAAATTGTTCCAAGATTAACTAAGGCAGTACAAGCAAGTAAACCTCAATTTGATCCAAAGCAATTTTTAGGTTCAATATTCTCAGGAGGATTGAGTTCTCTACAAAACTTTGCTAGTGGTCTTGGTGGGTTACAAGTATCTCTACAGAAATCTCTAGGATTTATTACTGAAGCGAAGGGTATAATTGTTGATCTTATCGACAAAATGGCGAAAGCCAAAGGGAGAAGAGCTAAAGGCGGTGTAATCAAAGGTTTATTAAAAGGTGCTGCAATATTAGGATTAGGGGTTCTTGCAGTAAAAGGTGCTCCTCTTGCTATGAAGGCTGCTAAAACTGTAGGTAGAGCAGCAATGATGATGACCCCAGTTGGCATGGGTATCATGATGGCGAAGAAGATATTTGGGCGTAGGAAGAGAGGAGAAGAAGTTAAAGGATCGAGTAAAGTTAAGGGGTCAAGAATATCTAAGAACTTTACAGAAGCCTTAGATAAGATGGAGAGTGTCTTCAATATCTTACAGAGAAAGGTTCAAGCTGATGCAAGATTCCCTCAAGAGCCTGAAGACGAAACAAAATCTGATAATCAAAAAGAGGAAGAGGTAAAGGATGAAATAAAAGAAGAGGTAATTAATAAGAATGAAGAGAAAAAGACTGATGTTAAGGCAGTAGATGCTCAACTAGGAACTCTAGTACAGGATGGTGAAAAACTCATAATATATCCTGTTAGTGGTGTACAAGAACAGAAATTCAGCAAAGTAGAAAAGAAATCAGAAGTAACTGAATCTAAAGTTGAAGGTGCTACTCCTACTAATGATTTGAATAGTAGTGCAGAGACAATCAATGGCAGCGTAGATTCAAACAATCTTATAGGTGCAGAGGGTGGTGATGGAGTAGTAGAATTTTTATCGGGTAAAGATGGTACAGATGGTCTAAAAGGAGGTAGAGGTCCTGTAGGGGGTGTTGATGGATCAAATGTAAATATCAATATTGACGATGATCCTCCTGAGTGGTGGACTGAAGATGATGACGTACTCTTAGGGAAACACGATCTAAGTTCAGGTCCAGGCTCTAATGCAGTATATTATGATAAAAATGGTAACAAGATAGATCCACTTAGTCCAGAAGCTGAAGCATTAAGAGCTGAAGCATTGTTGACGAATCCATTAAAGACAGACTCATCCACCTCAGAAACAAAGGTTAATCCTAACGCTCTTGACTCAAGGACAGACATAGCAACAGATATATCACAACCAGCAAGAAAACAACCAGAAGTACCATCTAATATGCCCTCTGGTGGAATTGTTCCTATTCCAATATCTAACAGTGGAACACAACCCAAATCTAAAGATGTGATGAGTATGGCGGCAAACAAAGTTCCTGTGATGCCTTCTATGGATTTTGATAGTATGCACATAGCTTTTGCAAAATCTGTATTTAATATTGTCGATGCTCTATGAATAAGTCTCTTTTAAACACTATTCAGAAAAGAGCGAGAGGTGCCATTGATGGATCTGAAATGACCATCAATAGGTTTGCCCGTTTTATTACTGGGACTAACAGTAGTCTAGTCAAAGGTCTTCCTGATAAACAAAAACTCAAAAAGGCGAGGAAGTTTGCTCGCAATTTTGGTGGAGGAAGAAGTGAAAAGATCAATAAGATATTACTTGGGAGTGCTTTAATGCTTCCCATTATAATGAGTGGTGTGATGGCAAAATCACAATCCACAGAAGATATTCTTCAAACTCAGTATGGTGGTAATGAGAAGGCAATGAGAGCTGATTTAAAAGAAGAAGCAAAAGCAAGAGACGAAGGATTGGATAGAGTGAACAAGGCAGCAGATGAAAATAAAGATATAGACATGGATAAACAGAGTGATTTAAGAGCAATCAAGAAACCAGAATCTAACTTGAAAGATACAGAGGCTGCCAAACCAGAGGAGGAAGAAGATACACTAACAAAATCTATGAGAGGACAGGAAGATGCTTCTGATGGATTTATCTCTTTGGAACTTGCAGAGAGATTTAATGCTTTGATGGATAGATTCAAATTTATAGCAAGACAGAGTGACGTTTTTGATGAGCCAAAAAAGAAGAATTTTAGAGCGCTTGACTTATTAGGTGGTAGAGAGGGAGACGGATATCTAGGACCTCCGTGGATGGGTATAAAACTTTATGATAAAGAAGAGGAGAAAAAAGAAGATGGAGAAGAGGTATCAGTTGTCAATACCAATCAAACTACCATAAATGAAGTAGAGATAAATTATGTTTATCCTGATGGAGAGACTGTGGTTAAACCACAAGAAACTATACTCGGTGATCCTCCAAACTTAGTTTCTCCTAAAGGAGAGTCATTAAATCTAACTGATAAACAATATGAGTTCCTAGCTTATGCTATCACTGGTGAAGCAAAACTAGGTACAGATGATATGTATGGTGTTGCTGCATCTATACTTAACAGAGTTGCCAGAGGTGATGAGGGAGGTGACATTGAAAAGATTATCAAGGCAGATGGTCAGTATGAAGGATATTCAAAGGACATGATGTACCATGATCCAGAACTTGTAAAACACTTGAAAACAAAAGAGGGTCAAGCCAAAATAATTCAGGCATTGAAAACACTTGAGGGCAGAACTGATTTCAAAGGACAATCTCAATTATCTAATAGAGTTCCAGATGAAGATCCAATGTTCCACCCAGAGGGTAACTTCTTCCATTACTCCTATCAGACAAGTTCTGATTCGGTAAAACCTACGGACTTTGAAATACCAACGTTTGAACAATTTATTAATTCTGATGTAGATTTAATGTCAATTATGAAAGGTGAAGATCCAAAACTCATGAGTCTAGTTCCAGATGAATACCTACCATATGAGGATCCAATTCCAATGGAAACAAACCGATTTATTCCTATGCCAACTCCTTTAAAAGGAACTGCTACCAGCGACCTAGGCGGTGGCGGTGGCGATGGTGGTGTTATTATGATCCCCACAGGTAAGAGTATGAGTTCCCATCTTGCCACACTTCAACTACAGAGTTTATACGCTTCCTAATGTCATCAATACAAAATACATCATTTTTACGCTGCCTCATTACCCCTGAGAATGATATAAAATTCACAAGGAATGGTTCTGATGGCCAAGAGGAGAAAAATGTAGACTCATTAAATATTGTCAATAGTGTTATAACTTTTGATTACTTTGAAGATATACTATCCCCAGCCATATCAGTACATTTAAAGATATCTAATACCTCTGCCTTATACAGTCAAATTCCTATAAGGGGATATGAAAGAATTGATATGGAAATTCAGACAGATTATGGTACTATAGAATTTAACGATAAAAAGAATAATCCTTTATATGTGGTAGGTATCGAGGGGTTGACTCAAACAGAAGGACAAGAAATATTCACTCTCAAGTTATGTACATTGACTAATTTATCAAATGAAGTTACAAGATGCCAGAAGAGATATGAGAAGAAACCTATTAGTGAACATGTAAAAGATATATTACAAGATGTCTTGAAGGCTGACGACAACAGAGTAAAAGTTGAAGATTCAATTACTTCTTATGGATTCATTGGCAATAACAGAAAACCATTCTATACTATTACTTGGTTAGCTGCAAAAGCCGTACCATCTACACAGGGAGCTAAAGGAGTTAGTGGAAGTGGTGAGACGGCAGAAGGAAAGGGAACTGCTGGATTCTTCTTTTATGAGGATTATGATGGTTTTAAATTCAAATCAGTTGATAGAATGGTTGATGCCACAAATGTTGATTATCCAAAAGATACTACACAGAAGAGTCTCAAAGATGACTATGGAATTTATACATACACATATTCAAATGTAATTACTGAGGGAAGTCCAGAATCAGAAAACCAAATTTTGCATCATTTTACTGATAAAACTACTAATCTTCACAAAAATTTAAGAGTAGGACTTTACAGTAACTTGACATATACTTACAATCCATTAAACTGGGGTGTAAAGGCGGTGAAATACGACCTCAAAGATCAAATAGACGCAGGGGCAGCGCCCACTGCTGGTGAGACAGTTCCCATACCACAAGGAGATATTACTAATTATTCTTCTAGGGTAATGGCAAGGGTAGGTGACACAGGAATGTGGGCTCCAGACCTTGAAAAGAATGATGATGGAGAAGTTGAAGATTCTGGAAGAGATCCTGTAGATATGGCGAAAGCCTTTACTAGGTATACACTCCTCTTCCAACAGTCCCTAAATATAACTATACCATGCAATATTAAATTACGAGTAGGTAATGTGATAAAATTGGTATTTCCCGAAGTGGGACCTGCTGAACGTCAGTCACCTGACTCTAAAAAAGCAGATCAAGAACTAAGTGGATTTTACATCATTCGTAGCTTGAGACACCACTTTGAGATATCTGAGGGGAAGAATGTCACTTCTCTAAATCTCATACGAGATTCATATGGACTAAAATAGGAGAAATTTATGGAAAGTATAGAACAACACATTGCTCTAGATAAAAAGATTGCGGAAGATCCTCTAGCAAACCCTGCAGCACGCAGACATGCTAAAGAAGAACTTCATGAACTTGAAGT